GCTCACGCTCCCCCTCGACGGGCGGGTCCGGGGGCTCACGCTCACCGGCGACCTGACGGGCGTCGTCCTCGTCGCGCCGGCGCCGCCCGTCTGCGGCTCGGTCATTTGCTACGTACTGCAGGACGCGACGGGCGGGCACCTGTTCCCGATCCCGGCCGCCTGGTATTGGCCCGATGCGACCGTGACCGATATCGCGCCGGAGCCCGGCGCGCTGACCGAGCTGATCCTCAACACCACGCCGGCCGGAGTCGTGATCGCGCGCGCCACGGTGCTGGGTGTGCCCGCATGATGGCCCGTCGCCTCATGGGCTCTCGCGGAGCGCGTCGCCTCGACGCCATCGGTGTTCAGGGTGAGATGGGGTTCGGCGTCGGCGTCTGCCCGCCAGCCCTGCTGCCCGCGGGCTTTGTTCCGCTGGCCGGCTACGATGACCCGCAGTCCGGCAACTACGGCAATTACCTCTACGGGGTCTCGCAATGCGTGTGGGTGCCGGCGCACTACTACCGCATCGGCCATCCCGAGAGCCCGCGCTATGCCGCGTACGGGCTCGATGCGGTCGATATTGCGCCGCTGAGCGCCTACGCGTCCGACGCGTCCGCAAATCTCGACGGCTACATCCTCGACCGTTCCTTCATCGACGGCGGGATCGTGCAGCCCGGCGTCATGGTCGACAAGTACACGGCCTCGCCGTCCGCGGACAACACGCACGGCGTGTCGGTCGCCGAGGGCGTACCGATCTCGCTGACGACGGCCTCGACGTATACCCGCTCCCAGACAATGGCCGGCTGCGTCGGCCAGTATCACGATGCGCTGACGCTCAGCCGCGCTCGCGGCGGGGCGTGGCAATGCGCCAGCGCCTTCGTGTACGCGATGCTCGCCCGACTTGCCATGGCGCACGGGCAAGCGGCGACCGGCCCCGAGGCGTGCGCCTGGTACGACGCGGCGGGGCTGACCAACTGGCCGAAAGGGGCCAACAACAACGCCCTCGGCGACAGCTCGGAGCCGTCGCTGCTGTGGCTCTCGGCCGGGGATGCGGGTGCGGCTGCAAAGCCGCGCACGGGATCCTGCGCCGTGCCCGCCAAGGCGGCCCACAACGGCCAGGCCAACGGCATCATGGATCTCAACGGCGGCATGCGGGAGGTCGCAATCGGCGTGACGACCCCCGGCGTGTCGGCGGTCGACGCGGCGGCGGCCTCCAATGGCGACCTCTGGGTGTTGCGGCCGGAGGTGGCGACCGCGACACTGACCCCCGGCTGGGCCGGGCCGACCGACGCTTGGCAGTCCGCAGAGACCATCGGCGCGCTGTACGAAAGGGCGCAGGGCGCCATGTGGTGGGAAAATGCGGCTGCTTGGGTGCGTCTCGGTAATGGCGCCGAGCAGGTCTTTTCGGGGGCGACTTCCGGCCTGGAGCGTGTGCGCACGGCGCTGGGTATCCCGCGACCGGCCGGCGCCAGTGCCGGCGGCGCCGCGCGGTTCGGTAATGACGGCATCTATCAATACTGGCGCCGCAACCTTGCGCTTCTGGTCTCCGGCTATTGGGGCAACCCCACGATCGCCGGGGCGGGTTGCCGGGATTGGTCTACCTATCGGACGAATGCCCACAACACGTTTTCGTTCCGTGCGTCCGCCTATGTACTGTGACTGGGCAGAGTCCGCGGTAGCGGACGGGATGGAGGCTGCTGCGCATGCCTAAGCCGATCGACCCGAATGCGGCGATCTTCTTCAAATGCAGGGAGGTGATTTTGCTGCTCAACGTGCACTTGAATCACTTCCCGCATCACGAGAAGTACGGGCTGAGCCAGCAGATCCGAACGGCGGCTTACGATGTCTATGCTTTGCTGGTGGAGTGCCGCAAGCGCTATCACAACAAGACCAGCCTCCAAAAACTGGACGTGAGGCATGAGCAGCTGCGGGCGCTGGTGAACTTGGCGTTCGAGCTTGGGTATTACGACTTTCAGCACCACAAGCGCGGCCGGTCCGAGCCGGAAGCGCTGCGACGCTACACGGCGATCTCGATCCTGGTCAACGAGCTGGGGGCGATGATCGGCGGGTGGATTCGGTCGCTGCGTCAGCAGTGGTCGCAATAAGGGCAGGCCACGACGTGATGGGCCTTGCGCTTCTGGTCTCCGGCAATTGGAACAACACCTCGATCGCCGGGGCGGGTTGCCGGAATTGGAATACCTATCGGACGAATGCCAACAACACGGTTTCGTTCCGTGCGTCCGACTATGACTCCCGCCAACCTGATAGCCCACACATGGGCAGACTGGAGACATAGGGATGGTCCTGTCCTGCGGTATGGCGAAATCAGCGGGCCTCTGAGCTCCAGTATCCAGCGGAGAACGTTCTCATGCCCACCCGTTTCGGTCGCTTGTATGAGCAGGTGGCCTCTTTGGAGAGCCTGTACGCCGCCTTCCTGAAGGCGCGAGCGGGCAAGCGATGCAAGGCGGCCGTGGAGGTATTCGAGCGCAACCTCGGGGCGAATCTCGCCGCCCTTGCCGACGAGCTGTCCGAGGGGCGCTATCGCCCGCGCGGCTACCGCAAGTTCGAGGTGCGCGAGCCCAAGCCCCGCGTGATCTATGCCCCGGAGTTCCGCGACACGATCGTGCAGCACGCCGTTTATGCCGTCGTCTACCCGATCTTCGATCGGACCTTCATTCACGACGCCTACGGCTGCCGGGTCGGGAGAGGGCATCATCGCGCGGCGGACCAAGCGCAGCGGTATTTGCGCGCGAGCGCGCCGGACTCCGTGACGCTCCAGCTGGATGTGCGCAAGTTTTTCTACCGGATCGATCGCGGGGTCCTGATGACGCAGGTCGAGCGCAAGATCAAGGATCCGCGCTTGCTCGCACTCATGGCCGCGTTCTGCGACTACGACGAGCCGCGCGGCCTGCCGATCGGCAACCTGCTCAGCCAGCTGTTCGCCGGAATCTACCTGCATGATCTGGATGTGCACGTGAAGCGCGTCATGCGCATTCGCCGCTATGTGCGCTTCGTCGACGACTTCATCCTGTTCGATCTGGATCGCTCGCAGGCGCGCGCGGCGCTGCAGGAGATCGAGGCGTTTCTTGCCGATCGGCTCGGGCTGGAGTTGTCCCGCTACACCATCGCGTCCGTGCGACGCGGAGTGAACTTCGTCGGCTTCCGCACCTGGCGCCGCACGCGTTGCGTGCGCAAGCATAGCTTGTGTCGTTTCTCGCGGCGGCTGAAGGAGGGTGATGTCCCCGCCCTGGTGTCGATGCTCGGCAACGCACGCGCGACCGCATCCTTTCGTCATTTCGCGGGCCGGCTGTACGCGCAGCGGCCCGACCTGGTGCCGCGCTTGCCCGCGGCGACCCGCGCCAGCCTGGAGGCCGCATGCTGTTCATGACGCACGACCACGCTACCCCGCCGTCCCACGTCGTTGTTGACGAGCATCGCTACCCTGTGGCTCAGCTGATCCGCAACGAGGATATCCACCGCCTCGCCAGTCTGGGCGTGCTGCGGCACATCACGGCCGAGGGCTCGGCGCCGCTCGGCTATACCCCGTGGCAGCTCGCCGAGGACGCGCAGGGGCCGCACTACTACCGCGAGCCGGCCGGCACGCCGGAAGAGCGCGCCGCCGCCGTTGCCGCGATCGCCGAGCAGCCGCCGACGTCCGTGTCTGCCCTGCAGGGGATGCGGGCGGTGAAGGCAGCCGGCCTGGTCGGGGCGTTCCTGGCCTGGAAGGCGGCGCTGGATCCGGTCGCCGACTTCGAGGCGCTGGCCTTCCTCGACAAGGCGCAGACCTGGGAATACGACGACCCGATCCTCAATGCCGCGCTGGTTGCGGTGGGCGCAACGGATCGCAAGGCGGACCTGTTCCGGCTCGCCGCGACGCTCTAATCGCCCGATCCGGATAACGTCGGTTAGCTGATCCCACCTCCCTCGGGCGCCACACTGGCGCCCATGACGCCCTCCCGCAACACCCCGGCGCGATGAGCGCCCCCAACCTGCTCGCCCTCGAGCCCGCGCTGGTCGCGCGCCTGCGCGAAGCGCTGCCCGCAAGCGATGCCGTCATCCGCACGGCCGAAGACGCGGAGGCGATTCTCAAGGGCGGGGCGCGTGCCCCGTCCGTTTACGTGATCTATGCCGGCGGGCTGCCCGTGGAGGCGCTCGACGCCAAGCGCAAACCCTACCCCGTGCGGGTGCGTCAGGATTGGCTGATCGTCGCGGCCTCCCGCAACGTCGCGAGCCCCGAGGGCTGGCCGGGGCGCGCCGGAGCCGGCACGCTGGCAGGGGCGGCGCTCGCCGTGCTGCTCGGCTGGACCCCCGAGGGGGCGCTGCGCCCCCTGCAACTCATCGCCATGCCGGACCCCGGCCTGGTCGCCGGGGCGCAGCTCTGCCCCTTCGTGCTCTCCACCGAAATCCTCCTCGGAGTCTAAATCATGTCCACCTCAAAAGCCTTTCTCGGGTCCGGCAAGGTGTTTCTGGATCGGCTGACCGCCGCGGGCGCCTCCACCGGCCTGCTCGACCCGGCCGAGCTCGGCGTGCTCGAAATCGCCGAGACCACCGAGCTGAAGAAGATGACCAGCAAGGGCCACGACACCTACGGCCAGGTCGCCGCCAGCGTGTCGGTCAAACAGCCCGCCTCGCTGAAGATCTCGCTCAAGGAGGTCGATGCGGAAATCATGGCGCTGGCCCTGCTCGGCACCGTCTCGGCCTTCACTCAGATCGCCGGCACCGTGGCCGCCGCGGCCGAGGACGTGACCCTGATCCCCGGTCGCTGGGTGCAGCTCGCCAAGCGCAACATCACCCCGCATGTCGACGTGACCAGCCCGATCGTGATCGCCACCGACGAGACCACCCCCGTCACGGTCCCGCTCGCCGATGTCGAGATCAATCACCGCTTGGGCCTGATCAAGTACATCGGCACCACCCTGACCGAGCCGACCGCCTGCACCATCGGCTACAAGTACGGCAACGTCTCCGGCTCGCAGATCGCCGGCTCCACGCAGCCCCAGGTCAAGTTCAAGATCCTTTTCGACGGGC